CCTCCCGGGTCCGGGTTGTCCGAGGCCAGCGCCGAGGCGTAGGCGGCCTCGACGTCGCTGGCCGAGCAGACCGGCCAGATGACGGCCTGAAGCGCCAGGTTCGGATCGACGGCTCCTTCCTGGGCGCAGGCTGCCGTCACCCGACCTCGGAGGGCCTGGTCGTTGGCGCTGCGGAAGATGGTGCTGTAACTCATGGCTGCTGCTCCTCCTACGGGGTCGGGATCACTTGCCAAGCCAGGAAGGCCTGGTGGTAGACGCCAGCGCCGCCCCCGGTCCACGTGACCCGGGAGGCGAGGTGGAAGCCTCCACCGGTGCCCAGCGGCACGGTGATGCCGAGGGCGTAGCCGCTCGACCACTGGGCGCCGGGGACGACGATGCCGCGGGCTCCTCCGGCGAAGAGGGCTCCTCCGGCCCCGCCGCTCACGGCGGCGTTCGAGTAGGCCATGTAGTCGATGGTCGCCTGCTGCGTGGCGAAGCCGGCCCACTGCACGAGTTGGCAGACCACGATGACCGGGAACGGCCAGGACCGGCCCCCGAGGGCAGCGGTCAGGTCCACGTCGTTGGGCGGGGAGACGGCCGAGGGAGCCCCCGACTTGTAGTAGCCCGCGGCCACGGGGGCCTGCTGCGGCTGCCAAGCGTTGACGGCGAAGACCTCGTTGACGATGCCCGGAGGGGCATCGCCTCGAACGGAGAGTTGCCCGGGCTGCGGCGTCCCGACCCACCCGGCCGTCCGTCCGGCCGCGGAGGCGAACACGGTCGGGCTGTTGTTCCGGAGCAGCGGCCGGGCGTCGGTGAGGACGCTCGCCGTGATCTTGGCGATGAGAAGCTCGAACGTCCCGGTCGGGCTCTGAGCCGGGGCCGTGATCCCGTCCCGGTAGAGAAGCTCCGCCGTGTTGGCCGCGGGGTCGAACCGGACTACGGCGATCCCGTTGGCCGTGACCGTGAGGACCTGATCCGAGGTGAGCTCACAGAAGTGGCCGTCCACCCAGGCGACCCCGGACCGGACCGTGAGGGAGGTCCCGTTGAGGCTCGGGGCCATGCCCCCGGCGTTGTCGGCCACGACCCCGGTGGGGACCCAGTACCGGGCCATCGCCCGCCAGCGGGCCTCGTTGGCGACGGACCCGGCCGCGCCATCGGTGGGCCAGACGTTCATCGCAACCACGGCGACCTCCTCATGCTCGTTCCAACTGTCGGATGCGCCGGCCCTGATCGAGCGCGCTCCGGAAGAGGGCGAGGTCGCCGGAGGAGCCGATGCGGGCCGTCATCTGGACGGCCTTGCCGCCGTCGAGCCGGACCGTGACCTCCCGGATCACGTCGGTCCGGACCTCCCCTCCGACCTGCACGGTGGCGAGGTCTCCGACGCGCCAGTTCGTGAGGAAGGCCTGCGACGGAGAGTCGAGGACCTCGAACTCCACGCTCGGGGCCTTCACGGCCTGGGTGAGGGTCTCCCTCCCGGCCTGGGTGAGCTGCGCCGTGTCGTTCGTGTCGCGGCGGTCCTGGAAGGTCTCGAACCTCCCCCAGGTGGCGAGGGAGGGTGCATCGGAGACCTCCACGATGAGCCGGGAGGTGTCCGTCCCTTGGCCGGCGACGTAGACGAAGTTGGAGGTCGGCGCGTCCGCGACGGCGGCGAGGGAGGCCATGGTCCCGAGTTCGAGGGAGAAGACCGCCCCCGTGTTGGCCGGAGCCGCGACGGACACGGAGAGGTCCACGATGCGGACCCCGAGCCCGTAGGCCTCGGCGTTGGAGAGGACGAACTCCGCGAGGCTCTGGTACCGGGCCGAGAGCGTGACCCCGCTCGGGCCAGCGGCGGCCGGGACCGGGACCACGAGCCCGGGGACCCTCCGGGCCGCGACGGCGGACGGGCCAGCGTTCACGTCGATGTACTGCGCGAGGACCTGGGCCGCGTTCCCGGTTCGCACGTCGTAGCCCTGCGTGTTGTACGGGGGAGCAGCGAGGGCCGGGGTCGGGTGCGCGACCCTCCCCCCGAGCCAGGCGAGGTCATCGACCCCGTTGAGCCGGAGGTCATCCCCGACCACGGAGACGACCCGCTCGGTGTGGGTGAGCGGCCCGGAGCGAACGGTCTGGTTCTTGTACTTGACGATCAGCCGGGGATTCTCGAGGTCGAGGAACGCTGCTCCGGCCTCGGAGTCGGTAGGGAGCTCCAAGGCCCAGGTGCTCACGGCGTTGTGCCGGATCACGAGGGCGAGGGAGTGGTAGAGGTCCACCTGGGCCTGCCGGCCGTTGAGCCGGTCCCCGACATAGAGGGTCCAGTCCTCGCTCATGCGGCCAGCCACCGGTTGCGCCAGGCGAAGGTCACCTTGCTCTGGGTGGTCGTGGAGGCCCAGCCGATATCGACGGGGTTCGTCCCGGAGGCCAGGGGCCAGAGGTGGGAGTCCACGCTCAGGCGGCTGAAGGCGTTGTTCCCGTTGAGGGTGGCCGTCTTGTGCCCCGGCCGGTGATCGAGGACCACGGTGTCTCCGGCCGCGACGGTCCCGGTGAACTTGACGATGGCCCCCGAGAGCCGGTTGGTGATCGTGAGGTCCTGCCCCGGCCCGATCGCGGTGATGACGGGCCAGGTCTCGACGTCCCCGATGTTGGCGATCGAGACCGTGGCGAAGATGTCGCTGGCCCCGAGGATCAGGGGAGGGAAGGGGAACCACTTGTAGCCCGTCTGCCCGAGGACCGCGACGACGCTGCTCTCGGAGGAGTCCGTCCAGTAGGGCTCCGCGGCGTGGAAGAGCAACGTGGTCAGGCCGAGGTTCGGGTACTCCTCGGCCAGCGAGTCGAGCCCCCCGTCGTAGACGCAGGGGAGGGTCCGACCGGCCCACGGTCCCTGGACGACCGTGAGGGTCCCCTCCCCCCGGTTCGGGTCGAGCGCCCGGGCCCACTGGCGGAGAACGTCCCGGCCGTCCGTGGGGCCGGGGGTCACGACCGGGAGGGCGACGAGGCGCTCGGCGTGGCGAGCCCCGTTGAACCGGGAGCCCATGGTGTTCGGGGTCGCCACCGTGAAGACCTGGACGGGGGGCATCATCCGCTGGGTGGCGTCGATCCGGGTCACGAACCGGATCGAGAGGCCGTCCGCGCTCCTCCACTCGTGGGTCTCGCAGAAGAGGTCCGGGACCCAGGCGGCGCTCATCGGACCCCGGCGAGGAGCTCAAGGCGGCGGAAGGCCATCGCCACGTCGGTCGGGTCGGCCTGCAGCGTGTAGAGGTTCAGGGTGTAGTCGGCCCGGGGAGCCTCCTCGGCCACGATGCGCCGGAGGAGGTCCTCCGGGGCCACGATCTCGGTCCCGGCCTCCCCGCCCACGAAGAGGGTCGGGCTCGTGAGGACCGCCCCGGAGGCCAGCAGGGGGACGTTCGGGAAGTCGATGGTGTTGCCCCCGAAGCCGTTCCCCCCGATGCCTGGTACCCAGCTTGGGATCTCGACCCGGGGGATCGAGAGGCTGATCCCGTTCCAGGCCCGGAGGACCGCGTTGATCGGAGCCTTGATCGCGCTCACGACCCGGGAGACGGCCGACTCGACGGCCCCGACGACGGAGGAGATGACCGAGGCCAGCGCCCGGAACTTGTCGGCGACCCAGTTGTAGAGGGCCGTCGCCGCGTCCTTGATCGTGTCCCAGTTCCGGATCAGGGCCAGCGTGGCGAGCCCGATCGGGCCGGTGATGATGGCGAGGAGGAGGGGCCAGTTGGTCTTGACCCAGTTGAAGGCGGCCATGGCCGCGTTGCGGATGGTGTCCCAGTTCTTCACGATCACGGCGACGGCCGCGCCGATGGGTCCGAGGAGGATCGTGAGGAGCAGCGGCCAGTTGGACGAGATCCAGTCCCAGACGGCCCGGATCGCCCCGAGGACCACGTTCCAGACCGCGATGGAGACGGCCTTGATGGTGTCCCAGTTGTGGATGATGAGGAAGGCGACGGCCGCGATCGCCGCGCCGATGGCGATGAACGGGGCCGCTGCCGCGAGCGTGGCGATGGCTGCTGCTCCGGCTGCGGCGGCCCAGGTGATGAAGGCAGGGATCACGACCGAGCCGACGACGACGGCGAGCCCGATGAGGGCCGCGACGATCACGTCCTTGTGGCCCTGGATGAAGTCCACGACCGCGGAGATGGCCGGGATGAGGGTGCCCGTGAAGAAGGTCGCCAGGGTCCCGAGGGTCGGGAGGAGCGCGGCCCCGATCTGCTCCTGAAGCTCCCCCATCTGGACCTGGGCGTTGCGCATCTGCCCGGCCGTCGTCTTCGCCGCCAGCGCGGCCTGGCCCCCGAAGGTCTTCGAGAGGTCGGCCATGATCTGGTCGAGCGACTTCGTCTTCCCGGTGACATCCTTGGTTTCGATCCCGAGCCGGGAGAGACCCCCGACGTTCCCGTTCGCCGCCTTCATGAGGGCCTCGGAGACGGCTGCGAGGTCCTTGCCGGTGCCGGCCGAGATATCGGTCGCCAGCGAGAGGGCCTCCTGGGCCTTCTGGGTGTCCCCGAAGCCCCGGGCGAGGTTGGCCAGGGCCGGGCGGAGTTCGTCGTCCGCGATCGCCGTCTGCTTCGAGAGGGTCGAGATGTACCTCTCGGCCCCGTCGATCTGCTCCTGAGAGGCCCCGGTCGTGTTCCGGAGGGCAGCGGCGAGTTGGGCCTGGGCCTCCGCGTCCGCGGCAGCGGCCTCCACGGAGGCCTTCCCGAACTGGACGACCTGATCGACGGCGAAGGCTCCTCCGAGCGCGATCGCTGCGCCCTTCGCTATGTCCCCGACCTTGGTGACGGCCCCTCCGGCCTTGTCCACCTCGGACGTCAAGCCCTTGGTGTCGGCCAGGAACCGGGCGACGATCGTGGGGCCGGAGGCCATCGTCTACCGGCTCCGGCGTCGGGCGGCTCGCTCCCGGGCCTTGAGCTCGTCGCGCATGTAGGCGACGAAGGCCCGGTAGGTGTCGTCGTCCATCTCGTAGGCCTCCGTGGGGCTCAGCCGCCAGAAGCGGCAGAAGGCGGCGAGTTCCCGGAGACGGCGAGCGTCGTAGGGTCCAGGGGGGCGAAGCCCTCCTCGATCTGGACGTCTACCTCGGCGCAGTCGGCCCAGCGGAGCCCCGGGAACTCCTTGCGGAGCTTCGCCCAGATCAGGGTCTGGATCCGGTCCGCGCCATCGCCGGAGACAAGCTCCTCGAAGGTCTTCCCGGTCTCGGCCTTCAGGGCGCGCTGCGTCCCCGGGGACGGGATCCTCCGGGCCTCCTCGGCCTGTAGGACCACGAGGTCCGGGAGGAGGAAGGTCCGGTCGCCGTTCGGGGGGCTCAGGCTCAGGTTGGGGGCATCGACCATGAGAACCTCGCAACGGTCTCGGAGGCCGCGTCCGCGGCCATGCTGGCGAACTCGTCCTGGTTGTCGAGCGCGGTCGGGTAGAGGTACCGGCCCTCGGGGATGAACGGCCTCCCCCGGGAGCCCCCGAACTCGATCCACCCGGCGTAGGGGACCCCTTCGCCCATCTGGACCCCGAGGGCGTCCTCCTCGACGGGGGCGATCTCGACGGACCCGGCGAGCCGTCCCGTGAGGACCGGGACCCTCCCCCGGACCTGATCCGCGACGCGGGCGGCGAAGCCCTCCCCGGCCTTGGCGACGGCCGGAGCGAGCTCAGAGGCCCAGCGCCGGAGGTCCTGCGCGGCCTCCGGCCCGCCCACGAACTGCACGTCGGCGCTCACGCTGGCGCGGGCTCCTTCGTCGTCGTCGTGGCCTTGCTGGTCCTCGCCGCGCTGGCGGTGACGACCGGGGGATCCACGTCGCTCGTGAGGGGCACGGAGGCCCAGCCCACGATCGACCATTCGAGGTCGAAGGAGGAGGCGTCCCCCACGTCGCCGGACAGCGGGGCGAACGGCTGGGGGATCAACTGCCCGTAGTAGAGCGGGTTGGTGGCCGAGACGGCCTTGCCGGCTGAGGGGATCACCTTGAAGTCCACCGGGACCCCTCCCTCGACGGCCGCGGTGAGCACCGCGTTCGTGCCCTCCGGGTCGAAGGAGTGGTAGAGGCTCGCCTTCAGGGTCCACTTGATGGTCCCGGGGTACTCCTTCACGCCGCACGAGGTCTTGACCTCGACCACGGTCACGTCCGGGGTCATCTCGATGTGGCTCATGAGGCACTTCAGGCTGGCGTAGGCCGGGGTGGTCGGGGCCATGTCCGAGAGCGAGAACTCGGGGTCGTAGAGGATGACGGGAGCGGGCTCGGCCATCACGGGCCTCCTTGGATCGAGACACGGAGGACGATCCGCGTCGCCAGGTAGTGGATGCCGCCGACCGTGAAGACCCGGGGGCCGGAGACGGAATCGAGGGGCCAGGCCTCCCCGGAGGAGGCGAGCCGGGTGAGCGTGTAGTCCACGAGAGCTTCGAGGCTCTCGATCCCGGCTCCCGGTTCGAGCCGTCCCCCTACGGCCGTCACGACGAGCCGCCCGGTACGAAGGCAGGGGGTCTCCGGGAGGAGCCAGGGCTCCCCCCACCCGAGCATGAGGACCGGAGGGTCGAGCGAGTCCACGAGGTTGTCGAGGACCATCGGGTCGCTGTCCGCGAGAGGGGCCAGCGCGGCCGCGAGCTTCCCCCGGGCGTCGAGGACGTTCATGCGACCCCCCAGGCCATGCGGAGGAAGGCGATCGACCGGAGGTGGCGAGCGAAGCCGTCGCCCGGAGGGGCCGGGAGGACCCCGACCTGATCCGACCCGACGGCCCCGCCTGCGGCGTCAGCGGCCTTGTACCACTCGACGGCCCGGTTCACGTTGCAGCGCACCACGGCGGACGGGACCGGGACCGGAAGCGGGTTGCTGCCCCGGTCCAGGTAGGCGTCGATCTCCTCCGCGGCCGCTTCCAGGCAGTCGGAGAGGAGCGCGTCGTTGTCCGGCGTGACCCGGACCCGGAGGGCCTGGGCGAGTTCGTCCGTCGTGGCGTAGGCCACTAGTCGTGGTCCTCGTTGAGAAGCTCCTCGACGAGCACGAGCAGCTCAGCCTTCGTGAGGTCCGTGAGGGCCTCCTCCGTGAAGGAGGTCCCGTGGACGAGGAGCCAGGACACGATCTCGGCCTTGACCCAGGAGGAGGACGGGACCGGCTCCTCCTGCTGCGACGCGGTGATCGTCAGGACGAGGGCGTTCGAGGGGAGGCCCTGGGTCACGACGCGGACGTCCTGGGTCCCTACCGAGTCGCCCTGCCCGAGGTAGGAGACCCTCGTGGCGGAGACGTGCGTCGTGGCCTGGCGGACCCCATCGACCCAGACCTGGGAGGACGACGTGAAGTCGGCCCCGTCGATGACCACCGTGGTCGGGGTATCGACCACGATGCTCGACGGCGTGAGCGTCGTGAGGACCGGGGCGACCGGGGGGACGAGGAGTTCCGGGGGGATGCTCTCGTCGTAGTACCGGGCGAGGTCGGTCATGGCGCGAGGAGGACCGCTCCGTTGGGGACCGGCCGGTAACCGGCCGTCGCGGCAGCGACCGCCACCTGCCGGCCGAGGACGCTGGGCTCCACGGCCTCGAGGACCGGGAACCGGTAGATGTAGCCCTCGATGACCATGCCGTTGCCGACCCACATCGACTCATCGGTGATGGCCGGGGTCACGACGACCCGGAGCCCGGCGACGGACCCCACGAAGGCTCCGGCGTTGGCGGTCCCGGGGGCGTTCGCTGCTCCAAGGGTCGGGAAGAGCGGACGGCCTGCGAGGTCCGTGAGGCCCCCGATCCGGGCGTAGCCCTGCGGCCCCATGACGACCCACGAGGCGAGGTCTCCGGTAGCGGCGTAGACCATGGCCGAGGCGTCGTAGAGGGCCTGGATGACCTCCGCCGCGGTAGCGGTGGCGGCGAGCGTGACCTTCCCGGTGGACTTCTGCACCTCGGCCAGGAGCGCCCGGTCGATGGCGTAGCCGAGCCTCCGGAGCATGTGGCTCGTGATGAGGTTGAGGGCCGAGGAGGCGAACGAGAGCAACTGCTGCGAGATGTTCAGGTACTCGCCCACCGTGACGAGCGCGACGGGATCGGCCGTCACGTCGAACTTCTTGCTCGGAAGCTCCGCCTTCTCGAAGCCCGCCGTGCCCCCGGAGCCCTGCGGCCCGGAGGAGGTCAGGAAGTTCGGGTCGTCGATCCGGGGGCGCATGAAGTGCATCGCGTCCGGGGAGGTCGTGAGGCCCAGCGCCGAGGCGAAGGGCATCCCGTTCGGGTAGACGTCGATGACGGCCCCGACGACGGGGACCACGACGAGCCCGCCGAGATCGCCGGCCACGGGGACGGTCTTGGTCGAGTCGGTCCCCATGTGCTCAGCGGCCCGCTTCATGGCCTTGCCGAGCCGGGACCGGGAGGCCTCCTCGCTCTGGTGGAGGAGGTCGAACATGATCTCGCCACCGGACCGGTAGTGCTGCTCCGCGCCGACCGAGATCGAGACCTGCCGGAGCTTGTCCTTGACGTCCGAGGCCATCTCAAGGTCCTCGGCCAGGATCGTGACCTGCTTGTCGAGTTCACCGATGCGAGACCGGGCGTGGCCCATGGTCTCCTGCTCCGAGTCGGTGAGGTCCCGGCCCTCGGAGGCGGCAGCGTCGGCGTAGTTGCGGATGAGGGCGACCTTCTGCTCGCGCTCGGCGACGAGGGTCGAGAGGAGTGAGTCCACGGAGGACCTCCCTGCGGATCGACGGGATGAACGTCTCGCCGCGGGGTGCGCCTCGGGCGCCGGGCCAGGGTGCGGGATCTAGTCCCGGGTGCTGGTCTCCGGCCGGACGGGTGCCGCTTCTCGGACGGCCTCAGGGTAACTCACGAGCGCAAGAGCATCGGGGGACGGCTCCGGGCCTACTTACCGCGGAGCCCCCCGGTACGACGAGGAGACGATCGTCTAGGGGCCTCTCCGGGGCCGGACGAGCTCAGGCCCTAGTCGCGCTGTGCGAGCCAGGACGTCCACTCGTCCAGGGCCGGGGTGCCGGCGAAGAGCCCGGGCTCCTCCGGGCTCCGGAGGGCCACGATCTGGGCTCCGGCGTAGGTGGGCAGCGGCGTGGCCGCGACGTGCTCGACCACGACCTGGACCCGGTGCCGGGTCCCGTTCTCCTCCCGGGGCGGGACACGATCCCGGAACTTGACCGAGAGCCCGGCGTGGGACTCGGCCAGCATCTCCCGGATGAGCGGGAGGTCCGGGCGCTGCTCGTAGAGCTTGAAGAGAGCCCAGCCGCCGTCCTCGCGCTGCTCCAAGGAGCGCATGTGCCCGATCCTCCCCCCGAGGCTCTCGTCGTGGTCGAGGTTCAGGTGGACGAAGGAGCCGTTGCCGCGACGGGCGACGTACTGGGCCATGAACGTGAGCGAGCCCGGGTCGAAGACCTCCGTGAACCGCTCGCCGTTCTCGATCACGAGCGCGGGCTCCCCGAACGGGATGATCCGGCCCTCGACCTCGTTGCGCTCCTTCCCCCGGAAGTGCCACTCCTCGACTTCGGTCTGTAGCTCGTAGAGGTCGCTCATGCTGGTGCTCCGATCGAAGAGGTGGCCTCGTCCAACTGGCCTGCTCGGCTGAAGGCGGGGAACCGCTCGGCCAGGCGGATCTCCTCCACGGTCATGGCCCGTTCGCCGGTGCTCTCGTCATAGATGGCGAAGAGGGTCTGGTAGGCCCGGGCTCGGCTTTCGAGGTCCGGCTGGACGTACCGGTCGGGGTTGAACTCCAAGGAGGTCCCGTTGGGCAGCGCCCAGCGGGAGAGAGCGGACCCGATGCTCTGGGATGCCGGCCGGAGCGTGGCCCGCCAGTGGAAGTCGGCCAGCATCACCGTGGACTGGTACGTGAGCCCGG